TTATAAAAATCGGTATACTTGGCCGGGTAATGGGAATTTGGTCTGATTTGCCAGTACTTTTTTGCCGACCTGATCTCTGTGGATGTCTCTGAGCTTGGAATTTATGTTCCCGGTTACTGGCATAATGAAAGATTCCTTGCTTTCGCTTAAATTATGTTGTATCTTTGTATCGTCGTTAAAATTACGGGGGGCTTGACCACCCGCCGTGCCAGCCACAGCAATGTGGCTTTTTTATTTTATCTCATTAAGGTTATCTTTAACGATGTAAATAATGCGTTTAAATCTATAAGGAGTTATATTATCAAAACTCTTACACCCTTCAATTAATCGCTCCTTTGTAAAATTAGACTGAGGCGTAAAATATAGAACACATGTATCGGCTCCTTTACCTGCGGCATGTTGTAATGCTTTTTTTACAGTATTTTTTCCGCTACCACAAATAGAACTGATCTCCATAACCTGATCATCCAATAAACCTTCAGGTATTTTCTTATAGCGGATTTTTTGCTTTTCGCTTTCAAGAATGACCAAATGTCCTTCTTGAAATAGTAATTCTTGTGCATGTTTTTCATTAGCACCTGTGCGTTTATCAAAAAGATGCTCAACATGCGTAGCTTTTAATCCACCATTCGCAGGATTGAAATCAACATCCAGGTAATCATTGTTCTTTTTAAGCTTTTTATATAACGCAGAACGTTCTTCTGCCTGGTCAAGTCGGTGTTGAAACTCCTGGACTGATTTCAAGACCGATGCAGAATCTTTGGCCCTCCAATACGGATGATTTTTAGGATAAAGTGAGTTTGTCATTGCTGGATTCTGGTTAAATCCCTGCTTGACCATGTTATCCCATTCACTCAGGCCGGTTTTCTTGTTGACAATGGTTTTCTGTAGCTCTGTGATGGCTTGCTGGCCTTTGCCCATGTGAGGTGGATCATCGCTGAGGGGTTGTACAAAGCAGCGGCAGTTCCATCCGTTGGGAGGATAGATCAAAGCCCACGCGGGGTCGCTTGCGGCAAGTTTCATGTTGTGCAGGGCAGCGTGAGCTTCTCTCACATGGCCATCGGAGCGTGTTTTATATTGCCAGGTCGGATAGATGTCACGCAGGTCGTCCATGCGCTTATAATCGGCAATACGGGTTGCGGTTACCTGGGCCTGGGCGTATTCGGTTCTGAGCCAGGGGCCATTGAAGGTAGCATCGATCTTACCGGCTACCGTTTTAAACTCCTCAAATGTGCGCGGATTTCCTTTGGGATCCATGAGGGCACTACTGAGAGCTGATACTTCAAGGTAGTTTTTACAAGCCGAGAACCTGAATACATGGGTTTGCAGGGCTTTGAGCTTTTTACCGTCATTGCTTGAGTAATCGACTTTGCTCAGGTCGATCTTCAGACCCTTAACCACCCCGTCCATAAGGATCTGATGGGTAAGACCGGTGGTCGCCTTATCGATATCTCCCTGTTTGATCTTCTTGTCATGGATCTTTTTGATCAGAGACCGGGTTTGGATGACCAGGTCATCGTAGAGGTTCTTCAGCGAAGGGTTATCAGCTAAGGTGATATGCTCGGTTGAGAAATCCCCTGAGCAGTAGTACATCGCATCGACCAGGTTCCTGGTGATGGATGGTAATGTTGTCGGGAACCCCGCCCGCGCGGGGCTTAGTCGAAAAAACTGGAAGGAGCATTCTGTTTGGGTCCAATTACCGGCGTGTTGTATTTATCGGCAAACACCTGGGGATCGATCTCAAAGTTCTCCACCATGAACTTATCAATATCCAACTGCTGTTCGGGCGTGTAGTCAATGGATTCATCCCAATCAAAGCGATGATTATCAAAATTGAATCCGTGAATCTTTAGTAACGGAAATAGTTTCGTGTTTATCACATCCCGAACGAAATCAGCATCGTTATCGCAGATATCGTCAAACTGATGTTCATGCACCTGGGCTTGCGACTTGCTGCTTCCGTTATCCATGACCATGGTAACGCCGTTAATGAGTTTCGATAGTTCGCTGTTACAGCGTTCAACCCGTTTATCATAGACGTTGTAGGCATCCCCACGGGTCGTTTCAATGAGCTTGATATCGGTTCCCTCAGGGAATAGTCCCCAGGCCTTGGATCCCATCTCGGTGAGCATGCTTTCTACCTTGACTCTTTCATTTGGATCCCGGGTTGAAGTTGTGCCGATACGGATAGGCATACCGAAGAGTTCGCCAAACTCATCCCAATAGGCCATCATGTTCTTTTTTGAGATGCAATGCGGGGAAGCATTAAGCAGAATTCCCAGATCGTAAGGGTCTCCCACTGAGATGCACCAGTCGCTGAATGGAGGAATGGTGAAATCGAATCCTTTATTCCATTCATCCGATGGGTCCTTCAGTACGCGGTTATATTCAGGTACCACGTGCTCGCGGGGGATAAGTTTCACCTGGTCAAAACTTCTCACCGTTGTGTTCATCACGTTACCGAACTCAATAAGGCTGTGACCCCAGAATATGGAATCCAGGCTGAGGGAAATAAACCGCTTGAACCAACCGGCTTCAAGGATCTGGGTAAGTTCAGGATTTTCCTCCCCGGTTTTGATGTTCACAATGCGAAAGGACTTGCTCATGGTCTTGATCTTTCGGTTACGGATAGCCCCGTTAAGATGGGCATCGATGATCACATCGTTATATACATCAAGCAGCCGGTTTCGTTTGGGGGTCTCATAGTTGATCGCCACCTGCCATGCCATCCGCCAGTTATCAATATCCTTTTTGGTAAGCTGCCGGGTTTTAAAGGCCATATCAATCAGCACTTTTTTAGCTTCGGCAATAGCCGCTTTATCGGCCATGGTAAAGGTTGAGAATCCGATCTTACGCTCTGATTGTTTATTCGAGGAGAAAGGACGTTTTAAAAGATCAGTAAATGACATTGTTTTGGTCTTTAAATATGATTACCACTGATACGTTTTGCGGGTGTCACTGCCCCAGTTACCTGGCAGGGGATCGACTGAAGAAGGATCCACCAGAGGAAGCCCGGGAGTGATCTTGCCTTTAGCTACATCGTCAAGCCAGCGCACGGCATCTTCGTAACGTGTTCTGCGCAGTTCCAGACCCAGCCGGTTGGGCAGGCTTGAATACAAATGATACAGCACGATATCGATCAGATACATGATGATCAGCTCGTCCCTGGTCTCTTCTTCGTTAAATATAGCCGTAACATCGAATCGCTGCCTGAGGTAGCCACTCATCTGGGCAATGCCCATGGTTTCGGCCTTTTCACGGGTTGCAGAATCACTTTGAATGACCACATCAAGATCATCTCCGTTGATTTGAGCGTTATAATCGTCATCTGTAAGAAATGCCATGTTACCAGTTTTTTGAATGAATACGACCTCCTGTTGAGGGGGTGAATGAATCTATTCTTGATCGGCGTTGCAGCAGCCATATGGCGCCCTCGTCGGCATCGGGTCCGTCGTCATGAATGGAGGCGCCTTTCTGGAAGGCGAGAGTCTGCTCAATGCCCGATATCATATGCTGCGAGTTACGCTTATCGATGTTATATGTTACAAGACCACGTTCCCACAGGGCTGCAATGGCCTGAATACGGGCGAATTTGTCGCCCTTGTCGCGTTTGTCGCCCCGGATCGGGAGGTAATAGCCCCGGTTACGGGCCTCAATGGCGAAATCCTCATAAAACATGTCCTGCAGGAACACTTCTTCCATGTAATAATCCATGATTACATTCTGGGGAAGGCTTTCATGCAGGTCATAGAACCATTTAACGGCCTCGGTAATTGAAGTTTGCTTGACAAAGGCATCGATGCAGTAAAGATTGAGTCCTTTTTTACCCCATACTTTGATCGCCTTGAAATCATTGGTAGTTTTAGGCTTGTAAGAAGGATCAAAGTAGGCTATGATGTCATCCATTTGATTCAATGGAGGGATCTTCGCCCAGCGAATCCATTCATTTTTAAATATTTTTCCAACGATCACCGGTTTATGAAAGTACTCACGCATGGCCAGGTAGTACCCCATACGTTCAAACCGGGTTTGTAATTCCGCTGTAGTAAAATACTCAGGCCATGACGGGGTACCGGTAAAGGTGCCGTCGGTGGTGGCCATCACTTTTGAATGATACAGGCCTTTACGCTTGACTTTCGAGTCATCGGTATCACCTACGATCTGAGCAAGGATGCTGCGTGGATGGATTCGATTACCGATCATGATGAACCGGGATCCTTTGATTCGGAGTGATCCATAGAGGGATCCCAGGATCCACTCTACTGTTTTGTCAACCCGGGCGGGGTTATGTATGATCTCATCGTCGTCGATGTCATCCACCACGCAGTAATCAGGCCTGCGTTCGCGATTTCTTAGGCCCCTGGGGGATTGTCCGCGTCCGTATGCTTTAAACAGGATCCCGTCCTGTGTTTCGAATCCCCCTTCCTCCCAGGAGCCGAACTTCTTTTGAGGACCGAAGTCAGCCATATACCGCTGATTCATTTCCAGCTCAGCCTGCATGTGACCAAGCAGGTTACAGGCATCCTTTTCATTCTTGCCCACGATCACCATGCCCTGGAGTTCACCCAATGCTTTGAGCCAAAGGGGTATGATGATATCGGCATGGACGCTTTTGGCATGTTCACGGGGCCATTCCAGAACAGCCATGATATTGCGGTCCTTTCTGATACGATTGGCAGCCTCGATATGAAATTTAGCACATCCGCCCAGAGCATAATGAGGGAAGTAATACTGAACGAACTTTGGGTAATCCTTCAGCAGTGCAGTCACCCTTTTGCGGCCTTGCTCTGCCGACTCCACGACCTCAATGCGGGTGCAGTCAAGGATTCGTCTGCAGTGATCTTTCCACTGGCTATATGCAACGGATGCTTTACTCATTAAAGCTCAATTTTTCAGTGATGTAAGCGTCCTGATATCGGGTAACTTTCTTTACGAAATCAAGTTCCACGTCTTTGTTTGTCGGAGCCTGGGTTTCGAGCCACCGGCCAAAGGCAACAAACACATCCATGATCAGGATCGGGGAATTCTTTTTGTCGAGTTTCTCAATCAGAGAAGCCAGTTTGGATAGCTGGTCTGCATTTTCGCCACCATCTTCGAGCAGGTCGCTGATGTTTTTCAGCGTTTTGTTGATCAGCTCGCTGCGGGTGATTGTGCTGGCCGCACGCTTTTCACGCCATCCGCCCTGATTAACCCATGCCATCATGGTTTGCTGTGAAACCCCTACACGCTCTGCAATGCTTTTTTGTGTTTCGCCGCTTTGGAACAGTAAGTTAGCCAGTTCCTTCTTTTCACGGTTATCTTTTCTTGATTTCACTTTCGTCAAGTTTTCCGGCAAAGATGAAGCAAATTGACAGCGAATACAATAATGTTTATTTATCATAATATGGATTCATATGATAAACTATAACAAATTGATTATGATAAATTAAACCATTTGCAAAACGAAATTTTAGCGTTCATCTTTGCCAAAAATTCACCGATGACGAAATTTCGTGTCACCGACTCTTCGCTGAACTCATACGGATTCCGGGTATTGACCGAGGGCATTGATTTTACCTTCTTTGATAAGAACCCGATCATGCTGTGGATGCACAATCGTCCATTTTACAAAGAGGATCCACTTCCCCTGGGCAAGTGGCAGAACCGTGAGCTTACAGGGGATGCTGTGATCATGGAAGCGGTGTATGATGAAACCGATGAATTTGCTGTGAAGATCAAATCTAAAGCTGAGCAGGGGATCATTAACATGGCTTCTATCGGCATTGATATCATTGAGACCTCGATGGATTCTAAATACCTGCTCCCTGGACAAACCCGTCCCACGGTGGTCAAGAGCCTGCTCAAGGAAGTATCTCTGGTAGACATAGGCAGCAATCCCAATGCCTTGAAACTTTACCATAACGGCGTTGAGGTGAAACTTGCAGATGGAGTTGATAACGATATTTTACCCATAATTAAAACCAAGAACATGAAACCAATTGCTATTAAACTGGGTCTGTCGGAGAGCGCAACCGAAGACCAGATTTTGCAGAAAATCGGCGAAATTCAGGCAGAACATGCCACATTGAAAACCTCGAATACCGATTTGACTGCCTCGCTCAAAAGGATCAATGACGAAAAGGCCGCCAACCTGGTTGACCAGGCTATCGCCTCCGGCAAGATCACTGCCGACAAGAAGGAAACTTTCGTTAAGATGGCAGCCAGCGATTTTGATGGCTGTAAAGCAGTACTTGCAGCACTTCCGGTGCAGATAAAACCATCGGCAGTTATTACCCCTGGCAATACCGGGGCTGAAACTGAAATCGACGACTGGCAGAAGCTGGTTGATTCGGGCAGTGAAAACCTGATCAAACTCCGCACGGAGGATCCCCAGAAGTACCGCCAGCTCTACCGTAAAAATTACGGCATTGATCCGGTACTGGACTAATCACATTTTTCGCAATCTAACACTAAATCATACCATGAAAACAAATCTCATCTTTGGAATTCTCGCCTCGATTCTGATCTCCTGCGTGGTCGGAGCAGGCCTCGCAATGGCAACCGGTTTTGATCCGATGATCGTCACCGGCGCCTGTATTGCACTCTCTTTCATTCCCATGCAGCCATCGGGTTCGCTGGCCATGGGTGTACTCAAGGAAATCTGGACCGGTGAACTGATTAAAAAGTTCAGGCATGAGAAGCAGTTCTTAGCCGAGATCCCTTCCCGTAACGACCTGGTCAATAATAATGCGGTACATATGGTCGATGTGGGCGCTGATCCGGAGGTTCTCATTAACAATACCACCTATCCTATTGCCAGTACCACCAGAACCGATGAAGATGTCGCCGTGGCGCTTGATAAATTCGATACGGAGAACACCAAGGTAACCCGTGATGAGCTGTATGCTTTGTCCTATGACAAGATGGCCAGTATTCTGGAACAGCACCGTTTGGCGCTGGAAGACAAGACGGCAGACAAAGCCTGCCATTCCCTGGCTCCTTCGGTCAGTGGTGACGAAAGTCCGATTATTCTGACTAATGGAAGCAGTGATGCCACTACTTACGCCCGCAAGCGTATCAAGATGGATAACATCATTGAAGCAAAACGCCGCCTTGACGATCTGAAGGTTCCCCTTCAGGGACGTATCCTGGTACTTTGCAACCGTCACATTCAGGACCTGCTCTTGATCGATGAGGTGTTTGCAAAGCAGTACAAAGACATTTCCGCCGGCCAGATCCTCAACCTTTACGGGTTCAAGATCTACCAGTATCTCAACACCCCGCTTTACAAGGTCGTTACCGGGACGCTCACCAAGAAAGCCTTTGGTGCAGCATCTACCCCGTCAACCGACCAGGATTCTTCCATCTTCTTCTATAACCAGCGTGCATTCCAGTGCCGTGGCGACGTTGAAATGTTCTATCAGGATGCCTTCACCAATCCGCAGTTCCGCGAAAGCGTGGTTGGTTTCCGCACCTACCATATCTGCCTGCCCAAAAAAGTCACGGGCTTTGGCGCGATCGTTTCTGAACTCGTTTAATCTCAATCTGATCATACAATGAAAAAGTACATTGTTTTTCTGCTCTGCATGGCAATAGGTTTTGCCGTGCAGACCATAGGCCAGAAAGCCTATAAATTCGGGGATAAAACCCAATCCGCTTTAACATCCGCATTGACGATTTCTATCACCCCTGCTTCCAGCCTGACGCTTTACACACTCACAGCTGACACCAACGTGACCTTCAATGCGGTGACCACCTATGCAGTTCCTGCCGACTTGCTCATATTCCGTATCAAGGGAAATACCCGCCAGCGTGTCTTAACCTGGGGAACTGCCTTGGATGGACTTAACGATACGATTGCCACCAATAAGACGTGGACGTACTCCTTTATATGGGATGGGACAGCCTACAAAAAGCTGTGTAAATCAATTACAGACTGACCGGCCTGAAGAGGCCCTAAAATACTTAAAGGCACGCGGCGTAGAGCAGAGGTAGCTCGGAGGGTTCATACCCCTCAGGTCGTGGGTTCAAATCCCACCGCCGCAACAAACACGATGTTTCATAACTCAATTGAACTTACAGCATGAACGAATTTGAGACCTGGCTTTACAGGGGTGTGATCGTAGCGGCACTGGGAGTGATCTGGTTTTTTGCTAAACGAATACTGAGTGAACTCAAAGAGATGAACGACAACCTCAAGTGTATATCTGACAAAGGGATCGTTCACGATGGCAAACTCGAACTGGTTGAAAGCAAGGTTGAGACGCATGAAAAACGAATCAATGAACATGCCGAAAGGCTTAGGGATGTTGAAAGAACTCAGGATGCCTGTAAATTTTGTATAGAATAATGACTGATCGCTTTAACCGGATTATTGCAATTATCCTCGAAAACGAGGGGGGCTTCGTCAATGACGCACTGGATCCAGGCGGAGCGACCAAGTTAGGCGTATCCCTTCGGTTTCTCAAATCGGTTGGAGATCTGCGCTACGACCTGGATCATGACGGCGACATTGACATCGATGACATTCGTGGCCTTACCCCCGAGATTGCAAAGCAAATCTATTTTGAACGGTTTTATGCGCCTTTGCGCCTGGATGAATTGACCAGCACGGCCCTTGCCCTTGAGGTGATGGATCATGGGGTGAATGCCGGGATAAGGTCAGCGGTAATGATCCTTCAGCGGATTGCCGGTTGCAAGCAGGACGGTGTAATCGGTCCAAAAACTATTGCAGCAGCCAACACCTTCAAAGACAACATTGCTTACCGGTATATGCAGGGTCGATACCTGTTTTATGAAGACCTGGTTGAAGCAAAGCCAAAATTCATCAAATATCTTGACGGCTGGAATAACCGTGTTAAACATACATACAACGCATCATGCCAATTGTAGAACAAATAATCAGTCTTCTTGGAGGTGGTTTGATTGGCCAGGTTGGAGGGATCATCGACAAGTTTGTTACCACCGACACCGAGAGAGAAGCTGCAAAGAAAGAACTCACCCAGGTTTTGCTTCAGGCAGAAGCCCAGGCGCAGGATGAATTGACCCAGCGCCAGAAGATCGATATGAACAGTGATTCATGGCTGGCTAAGAACATACGCCCGCTGGTTCTTGTGTTTATCCTGGTGATGTATAGCCTGCTTTCGCTCATTGATGGTAATATGGGCCGGGAAATCATTAACGGAGTTGTGGTACCTACTTTCAAGATCAATTCGGCCTACGTGGAATTACTCGGTCAATGGGGAATGCTCATCATGTCGTTTTACTTTGGAAGCCGTGGTATTGAAAAGATTGTAGAAACCATGGGAAAATACGGCATGGGCAAAAAAGACAAATCATAAATTCAATCGATATGAAACCTGATAAAAATCAATTTCTGGAAGGAGCCAAGGCAGTATTTAAAGATTATCCTCATGTGGACAAAGTAATCGCCACAGGTGATGGAAACTTTTTCCTTCCCAATGCCCTTTCACTGGCCAAGAATCATTGCAATAAATTCGGGGTGCAGCTCTTCGAGATCACCCGCAAGGAAACCCAGTGCGCAGAGCCTTCGACGGATCCCGCTCCGGTTGATCTTGTGCCGGCAGATGATGCTGCTACGAAGCCCAAATCAAAGAAAAAGTAATTCAAATACCATACGACAATGAACGATGTAATTATCAATAAACTGGGAGGTGGACTGGGTCGCCGGTTGCCTAACCAGGACATGTACAGCGGACTTCTGGCCAACGGTGTTGCCGTTTCGGCAGGCGCCCAGCTGGGAACGATTTACCGCCTCAAGGGCGTGAGCGATGCAGTGGCTATCGGTATTGATGCCGATTACGACACCACCAACACGGTACTCGTGTACGAGCACATAAGCGAGTTCTTCAGGGTGAACCCTAACGGGGACCTGTTTTTGATGCTGGTGGCACAAAGCGTAAGTTTTGAAGACATGCTTGACAAAGCCGAGGCCGGTAATGCCAAGAAGCTGCTTCTTGACAGCGAAGGAGCAATCCGCCAACTGGCCGTCGCATACAATCCGTCAACTCCGGTTGCAGACTTCACGGCCACCACGGCAGCCATTGTCAAGGCCCAGGAACTGGCTGAAGACGAATATGTGAAACATCGCCCGGTATTCATTATCCTGGAAGGTAAGGGATTTGATCCCGATGCCGCTACCTTGTTTGACTTCAGGGCACAGAATAGCGAAGATGTTGCTGTCATGTGCGGGCAGAGTCTTTCGGTATCCAAACTGGATACAGATTTTGCATTGTATGCAGCCGTTGGTACCATGCTTGGAGCGGTGAGTCTTGCCAAGGTAAATGAGAAGATCTCCTGGGTTGAGAAATTCAACATGTATGGAGGTTCTCTTTCGGCTTCCGGTCTTGGTGGCCTTGCACTGACCTCATTTACTGAGGGCCAGGTAGAAAGCCTTGAGGCCAAGGGCACGATCTTTTTCCGCACCCATATCGGTAAGGCCGGGTTGTACTTTAACAACTCTCATGCCTGCACCGAACTGATAAGCGATTACGCGTTCCTTGAGAACTCCCGCACCATCGGTAAAGCCGTAAGGTTGATTCGTGAAGTGATGCTTCCCCGTTTGGACTCTCCGGTACTGATCGATGAGGCGAGCGGCAAACTGTCCCCGGCGGTAGTAAAAAGCTGGGAAAGCGATGGCCGAAGGGCATTGGAAGAAATGCTGCGTGGCGAAGAGATCAGTTCCCTGGATGTGTATATTGACCCGGACCAGAATATTCTTGCCACCAATGAGCTGAATATTTCCTTCTGGATCGTACCGACAGGATCGGCCAGCAAAATCATTGTTTCAATAGGGTTTACAAATCCTTTTTAATCCTTTTAAAAACCATTTATCATGATACCATTAATTAACGGAATCCGTCACTCCTGGGCATCAGTGAACGTAAGTCTTCTGGGTCGCATCGTATCGGGCATCACTGCCGTTTCATACGAAGAGAAACAGGATAAGAAGAACAATTACGGCGCTGGTATATTTCCGGTGAGCCGTGGCCTTGGAAAATATGAAGCTTCGGCCAAGATCACGCTGCACTCCTATGAAGTGGATGCCCTGCTCAAGAGCCTGGGACCGATGAAACGGCTCATTGACATTGCTCCATTTGATCTTGTCGTGACCTTTATGGCCGAGGGCAGTGACATGCTGGTCAATCATGTCATCCGCAACTGCGAATTCATTTCCAACAAACGGGATGTGAAATCAGGCGACACGGTGATTGAAACCGAATTCGAACTTATTGTCACACATATTGAATGGGCATAATGAAAAAGACAGATGTAGATCTCCAGGGGAGTTTACCTGGTGGAGTTACCCAGGCTCAGATAGGGCATTGGAAATCACGCTGGGGAGAAGTCAACCAGATCACAGTTACCCTGGATGACGGCAGGGTGGTTGCCGGGTATTTCAAAAAGCCCAACCTCGAAACGATTGCAGCTGCAAGCCGGTTCATGGACAGCGACCCGATACGCGGAGGAAGTGTGGTGATGGAAAACTGCTGGCTCGGTGGTGATGAGGAAATCAAAACCAACGATGAGGTGAAGTTTTCAGTGCTTCTTCAGGTGAACAAGCTGTTTCGCATACTGGAAACCCAGGTAAAAAAAATGTAGCCTCCCGGCTGATTGATCCGGAGTCAGGAGGCGATGACTTACGCAAGGCCGGGTCGCTGATACGTCAGCAATTCGGCCTTGATCCTTTTAGTTTGGAAGAGGATGAGTTTGCGGATCTTGCCTCACAGGCAATCTGGCTCAAACAATACGATCAGCAATTAATGGAAGAGGCCATGGCAAAAGTGATCATGAAGATGTTCGGGACTTAACGTTTGAAAGCGATGCGAAGACCGTCCCAAATATGCAAAACAAGAGTTAACAGAAGGCTTCCAAAGAAAAAATAACCGATAACGGAATACAGAATTTGCATAGTATATGTCTGACGCTTCTGCAAATATAAACATAAACTTTGAAGGTGATGCGTTTATCGCCATCAAAAACCTTCAGGGAGAGTTCAACAAGCTCATCCAGAAGGTCACTGTATTTGAAGGAGATGTCAAAGAATCATTCAACAGTCTGAACACCTCAGTTAAGACTTATAAAACCGCAATTTCCCAGCTCAGTTTTGCCGCCATAGCCGACAACGTTCGTAACGTCACTGATGCGTTCAGGGGAACGGTTCAGCCGGGACTTGACTTTGAACAAAAGATGGCAGATCTTTCAGCCATCACCGGGGTAAGTGGCAATGACCTATCGGTGTTAAGCGCTGCAGCCCGTGAAATGGGGACATCAAGTGGCATCGGTGCGGCTCAGGCCGTGGAAGCATTCAAGCTGCTTGCCTCCAATATCGATATTGCAACCATTGGCGGGGTTGAAGGATTGAAGGCCTTGCAGAAGGAAACCATTACACTGGCCCAGGCTGCCGGTACGGATTTGCCCATGGCAGCCGACACCATGTCGTTTGCCCTGAATCAATTTCAGCTTCCTGTATCCGAAGCCGCCCGGGTGATCAACACTCTGGGCGCCGGGGCAAAGTACGGCGCCGCGGAAATTCCTGATCTCGCAGCGGCACTGAAAGACTCCGGATCTGTTGCCAAGCAGGCAGGATTAAGCATTGAAGATGCAACCGGGGCCATTGAAATACTATCGCAACGGGGTTTAAAGGGTTCTGAAGCAGGCAATGCTTTGCGCAACGTTCTTTTGATTCTGCAGACTCAAAACATTCCGGGGGTCAATTTAAAGACCCAGGGATTATCAGGCGCCCTGGCGGCCATGCAGAAACACCTGGGCAATGCAACCTATATGGCTAAGCTCTTTGGCCGTGAAAACATCAATGCAGCCCAAATCCTCATCTCAGGGGCCTCATCGGTCAAGGAGATGACCGACAAGGTCACCGGCACACAGGTCGCCTATGAGCAGGCTGCAATTCGCACAAAGACATACGCACACGAAATCGAACTGGTCAAGGCCAGGATGGACGATTTTAAGATCAGCATCTTTAATGCCACTGGCTCGATGCTTCCATGGAGCGAGTACCTTATACAGACCCTGGTGCCACTGAGCCAGATGGTTCCCTTGTTCGGGGCTATCGGGACCGGGATCAAAGCCCTCACCACTGCACAATGGGCGCTCAATGCAGCTCAATATGCCATGCCGATACTGGCTATCGTTGCCGGTCTGACTATGCTTGGAGCGGCAATTTATAGTATTTCGAAGAATTATGATGCTGCAACACTTGCTGCAGAGGATTTTAAGGATGCACAACAGCGGGCAAGAGAGTCAACCATTGATGAAAAATTTGAGGCAGAGCAACTGATTAAAACCGCCCGGAATTTAAGACTGTCTTATGAACAAAGACAACAGGCACTCGACAAACTAAAGACGATCTCGAAGGAATATTTCGGGCAATTGACTATTGATACCATTACGACCGAAAAGGCAACGATAGCGTTTAACGAATATGCTGCTTCGATTGAAAAGGTTGCTCTGGCAGAAGTGTTGAAAGAAAAAATCAAAGAGAGGATAAAAAAGGGCGAAGATTTGAAAGAAAACGGGCCCGAATTTAGTTGGTGGGAAAACCTTCAAAATAAGGCACGAAGACTAAATTATCAGTTAAGTGCAGGACGACGCGGTGCAAAGGATGCAGATAAACTCACTGCAGATGAATTGGATGCTCAAATTTCCCAAAACCGTCAAGCAATAAATATTGATGAATCAAGACTCTTTAATCTTCAATATGGAAGTCCTGCCCCTGCTCCCAGTAGACCTCTTGTAGAGAGTCCTCAGCGCATGGAATACATGGATCAGGCAGCCGGCATCATGAAAAATAAATCTCTAAGCATTGCCAGGCAGGAGGTCAATATCACGATCAATACCACCAAACTTGAGCAGAGCACGGCCAAGGTAAAAGAAACTCTTGTTGGAATTTTGAATTCTGCTTATTCAGATTATCAACCCGGCTATGGAAATTAACTTTTCGTTACCGGAACTGTTGCGTGCGGTGGGTATTTTTTACCTGCCCGGACTTGGTACGACGATCAACGGTCTGCTCAGGGCTACAACCGAGGCTGAGTATAACGCCAAGATGTACGATGCCATGAAGGAAATATTTTATGGTGATACATACTTTCCCGAGCTGCCTAAGTTTCTGCCCCTGACGATGAAAAAGACCAAGGACATTGATGAGGATCTGCTCATTGAAAGCGCTATTGTTGAAATAAGCAATACCCGCAGCATCATTACAACGGCGATCCAGGGCCGTGACGGGACTGTGAAGGAGTTTATCAGCAATGGCGACTACCAGGTATCCATCCGGGGCATGTTCGCATTGAAAGGGCTGGACTGGCCCCGTGATAATGTAGTTCTGCTTCGCCAGTATATGGAGGCTAAGCAGGCTATCGAAGTAACGCATGATATACTAAACTCCCTGGGCATTTATGAAATCGTGATCACCGACTGGTCTCTGCCGCAAACATCCTTCGTAAATATCATTCCGTTCCAGATCCAGGCGATCAGCGACTGGCCGATCGGGTTTACAGATGAGTATAAGAAACTGCGTCCAACAACACCACAATACGCTTCAGCAGAATGATACGGCCTGTAATAAATATGTCCCTTGCAAACCGCTACACGTTTGATTTCGTGCATTCGATCGAAATTGAATCATCATGGGATATGCTCACAGATACCTGTAATATTCTGCTTCCCATGAACCTGAAGATGGACGGCAATAAACTCCGGTCCATGATTGCTCCCGGGAATCCCGTGTCGATTGAATTGGGTTACGGCGAACAGTTGACCAGGGTGTTCGAGGGTTATATAGTAGGAATACGGCCTAAAACCCCGATAGAAATTCATTGTGAAGACGGGATGTATTCACTAAAGCAATCCGCCATCAAAAAAACAATAAAGAGTGCTTCACTAAAGAAGATCGTTACAGAATGCTTTTCGGGCATCGAAGTGGAATACGAAGATGTAGAGATCGGCACCTTCGTGATCGATGGACTTTCACCGGCAAAGATACTGGAGAAGCTCAGGGAAAGCCGGGGACTTCATTCGTTCTTCCGCAAAGGCAAACTGATCATCGGCAAGACATACAATGACGCAACTGCTACAACCCATACGTTCGGCTTCTATTACAATATTCTGGAAGAAAATCTGGAATATCAGCGAAAAGAAGATATGAAGCTCAAGGTGACGGCCATTTCGAACAATCCAAACGGAACCATTAAAGAGGTGAAAGTTGGCGATAATGAAGGGGAAGAGCGCACACTGAATTTTTATAATATCGGCAGCGATGCTTTGAAGAAGTTTGCAATGGCCGAACTGAACCGGCTCAAGTATGACGGGTTTCACGGGGATTTTACCGTGTTTGGCGATCCGGTTGTGTTTCATGGCGATATTGTCACACTGGAACATCCGCAGGAAAGCGATAAGACCGGCAGTTACTGGGTGGACAAGGTAGTGTATAAATTCGGGGTTGACGGGTTTCGTCAAACCATAACACTGGGAGCGAAGCAATGACCATCAAGGACGTGTTCGATCAGATCAAGCGGCAGACCCCGGTTCAGGTGGTGGTGGGCAAAGTCCAGAGTGTGGACAAAAAGGCTTTTAGTTGTGACCTGGTGATCGAAGCCGGTGCAGATCGTCCGCAGGCAAGAATCCGCTCCGTAATGGATAGCAAGGATACGGGCATGATGCTGATCCCTAAAAAAGACAGTTACGTGCTGGTAGCATTGATCGACAATAAACCTGAGAGTTCGTTCATCTGTGGTTACAGTGAAATTGACGAGGTGTACGTGAAAATTCCACAGAGCGAAATGAGAATTGATAAGGAAGGGTTTCTGATGAAGCGCTCAAGTAATAATCTCGGGGGATTGATTGGTGAATTGATTGATGCCATTACGCAGATTACGGTAACAACCGGTACCGGCCCTTCGGGGACTCCCATTAATGCCCCCAGCTTTGAAGCAGTAAAACAGAAATTTAGTCAGCTTTTAAAAACTTCTTAAATGCCATTGAATCAACCTACATTAAAACAAGCCATTGAGGCGGCCTTTTTGGAAGCAAGAAAGAAAGAGTCGCAGCCTGAGCAGGCTATCGGTGCCCTTGCTGATGCGATAGCATTAGCGATAGATACTTACGTAAAAGCAGGAGTGGTAAATTCAACAGGAACATGTCCAACCGGAGCGGTAGCCGCGATCGGATCAATGACTTAACATGATGGTGAGAGATATATTGATCGGAGAAGAAGGAGATGTGGTTAGCATAGCTGGTGATTTTGTCATAGGCTTCTCTGACGAGCAGCACGTGGAAGATCTGATGCTGTCAAGCAAAGGACAGTACAAGCAGCATCCTTTAACCGGCATCGACATCATTGATTATTTCCACGGTCCGCTTTCGCAAAAAGAAAAGGATAATCTGCGCCGCGAGATCATGCTTCAGGTTGAAGCTGATGGGATGCGTAAAGCAAGCATCACGTTTTTGGCAGATGGTACAATTACAGTGAAAGGAGAATATATAGCATGAAAACAGTAATTGCGGTATCGGGACAATCGGTATTTGACATTGCCATGCAGGAAATGGGTAGCATCGAGGGCGTGTTTGATATCATTGCTTCCAACGCCTTTTTAAGACTCGATATGGCCATTGCACCAGGGACGAAGGTACTGGTCCCGGATAAAGTAATCAATGCCTCAGTACTGGATTATTATACCAGGAACAATATCAAGCCTGTCTCAGGACTTGGTGAAGAGATTTCCATAACACAGGATGACATGATACAGATAAAACAAATCGTTGCTTACGACCTGGCCGATGGAGATACATCCTTTGACGGCGTTCGCCTGGCCAACCTGGGCGACGAGCTGAGCGTGCAGATCAATTACAGTTCACTCACCGGAAACGTTGGGGTATATGTAGAACAGTCCCTGGACGGAATATCCTTTTCTGCGATTACCGGTGCAACCTTTCAGCTGGATGCAACCAAACCTTCGCATACGTTCAATATTGCCGGTTTGGTTACTGACTTCACCAGGATCAGGGTTGATGTGAGTGGAGCAACCGGAACCATCGACGACTTAATCTGGAGGGTATAACCGTGGCTCGCAAGATCAGTGAAATATATGACCGTCTTAACGTTGTAAAATCAACGTTTCAGGAGCTGCATGATTATGTGGTTGATGCTAATAACTCGTACAGCGTTCAGGATACCTGGGAAACGCTGCTTGCCGATATTACTTCAGCAAGTAAAGTCGCAGTATGGAGGTTGTTTATCTGGCTGTTTGCGGTTGGATCGTGGATCGTTGAGACGCTGTTTGATAATCATAAGGCAGAGATCACAGGCATTTTAGCTGCTAAGAACCCGCATCATGAACGCTGGTACGCTGAGGAGTCAAAGAAGTTTCAGTACGGGTACGCGCTGATCTGGAAAGACAATCAGTACGTGTACGACCGCATTGATGAAAACGCGAAGATTGTAAAATATGCCGCTGCGAGTGAGAAAAACGGCAAGGTGATCCTTAAGGTTGCCAAATTGGTGAGCGGTGTGAAGGCTGCGCTCGATGTAACAGAAAAGGCAACGTTTACAGAGTTTTGGCGCAAATGGAAAGACGCCGGTGTGCCTCTGGAAATCGTTTCGCTCTCGGCTGACATTCTGAAAATATCCATTACGATAGTTCGCGACCGGCTGGTGTTGAATGGGAATAATTCCCTGCTCAGGGATGCATCTGTTTTCCCTATTGCCGATGCTATCGCCGCATATGCCGGGGGATTAGAATTTGACGGTGTGATCATGCTCTCGAAACTGGTTGATGCAATACAAGGGGCTGAAGGCGTGATTGACGTTAAATTAAACTCAGCCTACCACAAGCCTGCCGGTGGTACTTACACCCTGGTTGACATGAAGGTTGAAAGTGTTTCAGGGTACTTCATCATTGCAACCGATAGCTCGTACCAATTTGTTGACAATGTAATCGTGAGTATTGAATGATCGATTTTTCATTATATAAAACCATTCAGATTCTGATGCCTTTCAGCAGGCGCAAACCGGTATTCATCGCATGGGTTAAGGTGTTTATCAGTTACCTGGTATTTGTTCATGAGCAGCTGCGACATTTTCGGGGTGAGACCCTCAAAGAAGCGTTCATGACTCCTCAGGTTTGCTACCTGGAAAAGTTCTTGAATTCCCGATATGGCCGAAGTGATATACAGATTGTTGAGGGGTATCAACTGGGACCTTATGTATTTTCAACCGATCCGCCATCCGCAGACATTGATTTCTTTATGGTTGATCCGGATTATTTTGTTTACAGCGATGAGGATTCGGTTACAGTGAATTTTGTGGTTCAGGTTCCCAGGGCGTTATCGTCGGAGTGTAACGTGATTGCGGCTTATGTGAAAAAGTACAAACTGGCCGGTAAAGTATTCATTATTCAATTGATTTAAGATGGACATAGTAAAGAGCATAAGCGGCGGACAGCCGCTCAGGACGACCGACTGGGAATTCATTCAGAACATGGAAAAACTCCTTTTAAAGGCTATTTTAACGGGCTTACTGCCTGCAGAAACGTCGTTCGTAGTTAGCGGTATGGTTTACACTTTAGAGGATGCAGTTGCCGTTACTGAAGGGTATTTTTTTGATGGTAATGAAATCTGTTATGTACCTGCTGCGAGCTTTACAGAGAGTGAATCTAAACGTTTGTATCTGGTGCCTGCCATAACGACGAGTGAGAATCGGACATTTAAAGATACTACAACACATGACGTATGGGAACTCAGGCGATATGCAGTAGCGTATGAAAGCTCTGCGCCTGACGATGGAATCCTTTTTAATTCCTTACCCATGATTGGCAAACTCAGTGCCTACATTCTTTCACAGTCCCAGCTTAATTCAGATCTGCTATTCATACATGACCTCCCTTATGAAACGGGATCCGGATTCGCCCCAGTAACGGCATTCAATCGATTAAAGCTTCTGCAGAACTCTTTTGGAAATTATATGATTCATGCCGTATTTACTGCAACCTCAAGTACTGGTCAAATAACCACTCTACCTGCAGGACACAGGCCAACTGGCGATTTAGTTGGGTTTTTCTATAATGGTACCGTCGCACCAGGTGTATTGAAAATTAAAGCAAATGGAAACGTGTATGTTTCAGGCGCATCAATCACGGGACCTAACTACATCACGTTCCAGTATCTGATCATCTTCGAGAACACAATTAGTTGGGAACTTCCAACTACAGGTGGATCGGGTCCGGTCGCTGGAGATGGTATTTAAACTATAAACTTTAAACTCATGATATTATGTCATTAATAAATCAAACTCCAAATTACGCGATCACCGGTGGTGATCATGCCTTTGATGCAGTTCAGATTGCAGAAGGCAAATGTGCCGTTATTCAGGCGCAGTATGCAAGTATTGTTGCAACGGATGTGAAACTCCAACTTGAGCAGAGTGTTGCCGGTGTACATTTTGATGTTGTACCGGGATCTGTGCAAACGGTGGATCCTACCAAAACCTCTCACAGCTGGAACTGGCCTATGGCCCCGGTTGGAATCTTTGTCAGGGTTGCAGTCATCAATGGCTCAGGCAAGGCAGGAAGCATCAGCAAAATCGATTATCTCGTTTAATCCTAAAATATATATACCATGTCAACAGGCACAAGTAAAATCGTTAACCTCGGCACGCTTTTGGCCGACTTTGTTCATTATATCACCAGGGACGGCCTCCCGTTTGAAACCTCCAGCGAGCTGACTGGCTTCCGACCGGTCGGAGATCCCGGCGACTTCGCCATGATCAAAGCAACAAATTCATTCTGGATATGGGATGTGGCCAATGCCCAGTGGGTAAATTCCGATTCAACCGGGGCTGAGGCATCAGCGGCCTACAGGGACTTCATTGAGCGGGCTGCAAAACCCGGTTCCCCTGGTGCAGGCATACGGCGGATCAGCCTCGATACTGAGGGCCGCATCTTTGTCCTGGATTCAACCGGCAACGAAGTAATGCTTCAGACCGGCACCTTGGTAAATCACATTGGAGAGCCGGGCAAGCGGGGTTTCGGGGTTGGCATTTGCCCGCCCGAGCTGCTTGGAGCCTACAATGCTCTGCATCCTGGTGAGGAGATCCTTCCGATCAACGGGACCTATGATATCAGCTCGTCGAATTACGGCAATTATAAGGTTTCTCATGATGGATCGATCATTACCTGGGTTCCTTTTGGCTGGCAAAAGAAAAACGCTGATAATACCGGAGATATCAAACCGGAAGGTTATTTCATTGATGAAGCTGCCGCAAACACTGCAGGTTATTCAGTGCCCAGGGTATATATCAATGGAGGCAAGATTAACAGGGGTATCTTCCTGGATAAATACAAACCGTCATTAACGGGCATTACAGCCTCTGATCTCGATGGCTCAGGATCCCTTGCCAATAAGGGTGTGGCCAGTTCGATCAAGCTCGGCAACCCGATCAGCTCAAGTGCTGAAAGCAAACGGCTGAATCCCGGTACTGACAACCTGTATGCTGGTAGTTTCTCTAATTGCAGGGCTAATAGCAAATCACCTGCAGATAACTATTCCGGTGCGATTGACGCGATCAAGAGCCGTGGATCTTCTTACCATGCGATGGGTTTATTTGCCGCTGAGTGGCTTAGATTCATGTCACAGGTACACAAACAGGCCGCTATTGGTACTGCTAATTGCGCCTGGAACGGCGTGAGTCCTTCAGAGCCGCGTGGAAACAATTATTACGGGGTTGACTATTATGACAACGGTGTTACTTATGCCGCCTGCGATGATGGTTACTGGGGAGCTAAAAACGCCCCGATGGAAGCTCGTAAGAATGGAGGTGGCACTCCGTTCAATAAGACTACCCATAACGGGCAGGATTCAGGAATATGTCTGGATGCAAATCAGTGGGAGTTTCTCCCCGGTGTTACATGTATTACTGAATCAGCTCAGGCAATCGCCGCTATCACAAGGGAAGCCCAGGCAGTTGTTACGGTTACCGACGCAGCTGCAGCGAATTCTAATTATGCAAATGGGAAGCCAGTCATGATCGGTGGATCGTTGACCGGTGAGTGGGCAGCACTTCTGAAGGATAAATTCTTTACCATCAGCGATATTTCAGGCAATACGTTTAAGCTGAAAAACAAGGCAGGGGCCTATGTTGACAGCTCCGCGTTGACAGCAGATTATTCCAGTGGACTTACCAGCTTAACGGGTAAGTTTTACATGCTTAAGGAATCCGTTGATCTCAAGAATGTAACCTCTGGCACCTCATTAGCTACTGATTTGTGGGGCGCAACAGGAGTGGCTGCAATGTACGATGAGATTGATATTGATTTTTGTGGCGGGTTTGATGTGCGATACGGAAATGGTGCAAACCAAGTATTCTCTGGTGAGGTCAATCGTGCGTTAAATGCCTACAAAGTTTCTGCAGCAGGGTTACCTATGAATAAGGATTCATACGGTTCTGGAACGGCACTGATGGGCTATGATTATTGCTACATATACATGGTTAATCAACTTGCGCCCCTCGGTTTTGGCGCTTGGGATAGCAGTGCTGGTGCCGGGGTCGGCGCGCGCCTTTGGGATAACATTCGGCTTTACGCCAACAGGTCTGTGTCGTTTCGTGGTGGCCTTTTCATTGGATAAATGTCGGCCACGAGCGGTAGTGAGTGGCCCCCAGATAAAACGTTCTTTGACATCTTGAAAAAAGTTTGCGCTTAAAAGGAAATGCCCTATTTTTGCGTCATGTCAGAATACTTGTTGATCGAAAAAAAGATCCGGGATATGATCATTTACAACAGCATCATGCTCCGGCAATTTCCGAAATTCGAAAAGTTTGTTTTGGCATCGAAGATCCGGGAACTTGGTTATGACATCCTGGAACTTGCGGTGGCGGCAAATAAGCGGTACATCAAAAAGACTTCGTTTTCAGAGTTTGATGTAAAGCACGAAACGCTTCGGCAGTTGATAAATCTTGCTTTTGAACTCAAGTATATTGATGCACAGAAACACCGTGTAAGTCAGCTGAATGTTGATGAAGTTGGCCGTATGCTCGGTGCCTGGATGAAAGTTCAGAATACAGGGTGATGCTTGAGTATGATGTTGCGCCCCTCGGTTTTGGCAATTGGAATAACAATACTAATGCCGGGGTCGGCGCGCGCAATTGGAATAACAATCGGAATAACGCCAACAGAAATGTGTCGTTTCGTGGTGGACTCTTAACATCAGCTGTGAGCCGGAATCTCAAGGGACGCCGGAGTGAGCATTAGTTAAAAGGGAGCATCATCCTTGTCCATGGGACAGAAATCTAAGAGCGTGGTCATTCGAGTAGGAAGTCCGAAAGTCTGGCCACCTCGCTTTTATACAATATGGGAAGACCTGGAAGATTAAAAGCCAAGTGGTGCGATTACGATGTTCTTCTGGAGGCATGGTATGAAGTGAAAAAGCATAAAAGCTATTACTATTCAATACTGGCCTATGAAGAAAACCTCGCTGTCAATCTTTCGAATTTACTCATAAAGATGGATAGTGGCTCTTATGAACCACAACCTCTCAGGACGTTTTATGTTCATGATCCTAAGACCAGGTTAATCGAAGCTCCTTGTTTAGAAGATCGAATTGTTCAGCATGCCTTATTGATTGCAATCCGCATGACGGTTGAATCGCACTTGATTGATCAGACTTTTGCATGCATTAAAGAGCGAGGCACCCATGCGGCCAGTAACCGGCTGATATCAAAACTGGTCAATTACAAGAATGAAGGGTATTTTCTTAAAGTGGATATCGAAAAGTTCTTTTATTCGGTGGATCACCTGGTCTTGAAAACTCAGTACCGGGACGTGATCAAATGCAAATACACCCTTGAACTCATTGAAAAGTTTCACAAAAATCATAAGGGTGTCGGGCTTCCCCTGGGCAATGTTTCCTCTCAGCTTTCTGCAAACCTGGCTTTGAATCCGATTGATCATTTTATCAAAAGGGAACTAAAGATCAGGCATTACATCCGGTATATGGATGACATGATTTTGCTGTCAAAGTCAAAAGAGCAGCTGAAGGATGCGGAAAAGAGAATTATCATTGAGGTTAATAAATTGAATCTGAACATCAATGCTAAAACGAAAGTATCACAAATCAGGCAGGGAATCGACTTTGTAGGATATCGCACCTGGTACAATCGCCGGTTGATTAGAAAGCGGTCTCTTTTCAAAATCAAGCGCAAACTAAAACAAGATCCGAATCTGAATCGAATTGCAAGCTATTTAAGCCATGCCAAACGTACAGATTCATTAGTTTACGTAATCAAGCAGATTCTCCAGGTTGTTCCGGAGCGTCGCGACTGGATAGTTAAGTGGTACAAGAAACATAAAAAGAAAAAGCAATGAAATACTTTAAATCAAAAGTTGTCGATCAGGATGGTGAAATCTTAGCATTCATTACACCTGTCAAAATGAACAATGAAGAAATTCAGCATCATTTTTATGCTCGAATTGACGGATACGAATATCATGGTATTTCAGATGATGCAGTATTACCTGAGCAACATGATGAATGCGAGGTTGAAGAACTGGCATTTGCTGACATAGAGGAGATCCTCAAAGGGAGTCGTCTTTATAAGGAGATCAATGCCCAGGTCGAGCAGAGGATTCGTGAAAAGTATTCAATCGGCGATGAGTTTTCAATTCTGAAGGATGACAAAACTTCTGCGGAATACATAGCGTATCAGCAGATCGTGGATGAGTGCCGCCAGGCAGGAGCGGTTCAGAAAATTGCACTCGGACTGAAGCAATAGTAAGTTACAAGGGGTGATGTTGAGGTAAGCACTAAACATCTAAACCCTTTAACATGGAACCTACGATTAAGACCCCCATAAGCTATTATGGGGGCAAGCAGCAAATGTCAAGGCATATTCTGCCTTTAATTCCCAAACACACTGTTTATTGTGAACCGTTTTGTGGAGGTGCCGCCATTTACTGGTTAAAGGCACCTTCAAAGGTTGAGGTCATCAATGATATGAATGATGAGCTGATCAACTTTTACGTGGTTCTTAAAACGAAGTTTAAAGCCCTTCAAAAAGCTGTTAAAATCACCTTGCATAGCCGCAAGACCCATAAGATGGCATGGGAGATTTATCAGCAGCCAGAGAAGCATGATCAGGTAACACGTGCATGGGCTTTATGGGTCTTATCCACTCAATCATTCGGCAGTCAGCTTTCAGGATCCTGGGGATTCGATAAAAGTAAATCCAGCATTGCAAGAAAGGTCATGAATAAAAAAAGGCAGTTTACAGAATTGCTGGAGGAGCGTTTGGAATTAACGCAAATAGAGTGCCGTGACGCCCTTGATGTGATCAGGTTATATGATACGCCAGATACCTTTCATTACATAGACCCGCCTTATCCCAATACCAACTGCGGCCATTATAAAGGCTATACAATGGACAACCTTGAACAGCTCCTGGTCAGGCTATCAAACATTCAAGGAAAGTTTCTGTTAAGCAATTACCCTCAGGACATCATAACAAAATATGCAAGAAAGCAAGGTTGGACTCAGCTTGACTTTAAAATGCCTCTATGCGCTTCAAAGAAGTCGGTAAGATCAAATAAAATCGAGGTATTGACAGCCAATTATCCTATTCAAAAAGGTAAGCCCGGCTGA